GTACATTTGCTTATCTTCCAAAGCACTCTTGATGCATTCTTTTCTTACAGGGCAGGCAAAGCATAGGCTCTTAGCCTGCTCTTGCTCATTTTTATTGTTAGAGAAAAAGAATTCCATCTTGTCTCTGTTTTGTGCTTTTCCGCACTCGGCATCATCATACCAGTCAGGATTTAGTGTCACTCGTCCCGCACCTCTACAAAAGTAATGTACAGAACCTCGGCAACTTCATCACCATTTATGGTAGAGCCGTCGTCTTGGCAAAATGTTAGGTGGTAGTTTCCGTTTACTTCTCCAGCGTATCCTTGCACTACGGAGCTAGAGTCAAGCATCTTGAATGCTTCGCCTAGAGAGGATACTATTCCGTCTCGCTGGATGGACGACGCTAAGGCACGCCTAACTACTTCGTGCTCTAAATCAACATGGTCATAGGTGTAATAAACGAGTGAGCTGTCTTCGAACTTATTTGGGTAGCCGTAGCCGTCCCACTCAGACCAAAGCGACTCGCCTTTTCTAGAATCTTTCATGTTAAGATTGTATCCTGACAAATTAAATCCGTCAGGGTGAGTCACCGTGGATTACAAAATTAGATTCTAGAGATACTTCTCTTTACAGTTGCATAGCAAGTTACCTTGTAAGTACCTTCGCCCAACTGAACTTTGTATTCTGTATCTACTAGGTTATCCAGTGCATCCTCGTCTGATTCTAGAAAGGAAGCTATGCGTTTTACGGCTACTTCTTTTACGTCAGTTAGGGTTTTTCCTGTCAATTCTAGTTCAAATGTTACTTTAGCCATTAGCCAACTCTTTTCTCTAGGCGGTCTGGAGAATAGTGTACGCCCTCTAGGTCAGGGATTTTACCATCAGTTGCTTTGAAAATAACGTCTCCGTAGCGGATAGCAATAATCTTACCTCTACGTCCGTTGTGAATCGCACCAGCACTATCTGAGAAAGCATTGGTAGCAACTCTAACTTCGTCGCCTACAACTAACTGACCTGCTCTTGCTGGTACCCATACCTCGTCTTTATCGACCTGTGGAGTGCTTAGAGCCTCGTTCAAAGCTAGTTTGCTGAACATCTCTACAGCCTCTTTTGCCATGCCTGGAGACAGTTTGGTGTCTTTAGCCCAGGTTTCTAGCAGGTTCAGTACGGCATTGCCGGAACCTACTTTAGCTTTTACTTCTTGTAGTTGCTGTCTTACCCATTCAAAATTTACATCTGGCATTATGCTTCTTCTTTCTTTGTTAGTCCTAAGATACTCTCTAGTAGGACGCTGTTTTCGGTGTTTGAATTTATTGCGTTTAGATAGTCTTCTCTTTGCTTTATGGCTAGTAGGTATCTATCAATAGGTGTCATATCTTCTACTTCGGAGGCTAGGACATTCCAGCTCTGTCCGATTAGCGAAGACTCTCGCCATTCTGTAACTACAGGCACTAGTTCGTTCATAGCCTGAGCATACACAAATGACCACCAAGTACCGCCCTTACGCCTCTGAGGGGTTATTATGACCCCAATAGAGCCTGATATGGTCTCGGATACTTTGTCGTTTGTATCGGCCTTAGAAGCCCTAACTGGGGCTATTCGGTGGCGAACAGTCCTTCCCATAGCCAATGCCCAAGGGCCTTTTGACTCTGTTACAGTCCAGTGGTCGCTGTCTGTTCCGGGCTCTGCAAGAGATTTTGTAATGTATAAAGAATCAAAATTGATTCCAACAACTGAATCTGATGCTCCGCTTGGTAGCAGTTGGGCTACGGACTGAGAGGATTTCCAAGGTAGCGATGGGTACAGGGTTGTAGGCCATTTCTCAGAAAGCAACTTCTGACATGCGTCCATCAAACCCTCTAAGGTTTTCGGGCTTATCGCTAGGCTGTATTCGGCTCGCTTATTGTAGAAAGCACTTACGAGTTTTTCTGGCTGTCTAACTATAGATGCGAGGCTGTGCTCTAGTAGCCAATACTGCGGTGAGTCAATCACCAAGTAAAGTTTCTTAGAGCCAAAAAGTTTTTGGATTACGTTTAGGGCACCGTATGCTCTATTTGCACTAATAGCAGTCGGAGGCACTACACCAACAAAAACTGCGTCATAGGCGTCTAAATCGCTAGCATCCCAAGTAACGCTAGATGGGCCCCAAGTAACGTCGTGGCCATCTGTAGTCAGACTCTCATTTAGAGCTGCAAAAAATCCAAAGTTGTTAGAGTGTGCTTTTGGAGATACGTGGCTTGACGCCATACCAGTCAAAAGAATTTTCATACTTAACCTTAATCAATAGCAAGGGAGCACCACAAAAGTAGTGCCCCCTGCTATCTAGTTGATTAGAACGGAGCGTCTGCTGAACTCACTGGAGCCGCTGGGGCTGGAGCAGGTGCAGATGCGTACACTGGAGCAGCAGCAGGTGCTGGAGCTGGTGCAGGAGCAGGAGCAGGAGCAGCAAAAGGTGTAGCTGCTGTTGCCGCAGGAGCAACGCCGTCAACGACTGCTGGGAAGTAGTCCTTGATTTCGTTCTTCTTGGCACCCTGCCAAACACGAGAACCTACACGGCCACGGAATACACGGTCACGAATGGCCGCTTCAATCTGTGCGTTGGTTGGGTTCTGGTCGAAGTAGCTACGTGGCAAGCCAAGAGCTTCCATCTTCTTGAAGAAGATGCCTAGGGCAGCTGCAGAGTCAGGAGAGACAACTAGGTTGTCCCAAACACGACGCTTAGCATGTGGCCCACCCTGAACTTCGGTGGTGATGGCAAACATGGTCTTGCCTGATTGAGACACCTTTGCAGTTGCCTCGATTACCTTAAGGGCGTAATCGCCATCCGGTAGTGGTTCGTAGCTAGAGGTTTCTCCAGCTTCTTTTACTAAGTCGCTCCAATTAAGTGAACTCATAGTTTTATCTCCTAACTATTCTGTGTTGGGGTTGGGGTGACAGTCTTCGCTCCGAAGACCATATCGAGCATTCTTTCGATGCCCAAATCTTGTTGCTCAACGACTTTTCCTAGTCGTCCTTGTACACGCTCACCGGCTTCGTACTCCGGAGTGCGTTCTACATACATACGACGAACCTTGTAAGGCGGTTGCATTGGGTCAGGATTTGGAATCTGCTCCACTGTAACTGCTCCGAGGATGTCGTAGAAGTAAGGTGCCTGAATTGCTAGCTGGCCTTGTAGGTAAGGACGGTATACGCCATCCTGACCCTTACGTGCCATAGCAGTCAGTACTACAGCCTCAAGAGGCTGAGTAGGGTGCATTGTAAGGTCACGTAGGTCACGAAGTAGTGCACCCATGTGGCGAAGAAGTTCGCCCCACTGTTGCATCTTCATTTGCTCGGTACCAGCAATGTTGTCCATACACTTAACCTGCAACTCAGAGATTGAGTCGATGATTAGTGATTTGAACTGGTGCTTTCCAGTTTGTAGCCACTGGAATGCCTTCATAACCACGTCGTAGTCGCGGACAGCCACAACTACTGTGTCCCATGTTCCGTCAGCCACAGGTGGCTCTTCACGGATAGGGTCCCAGTACTTGACGTTGATTGGTAGGAATCTGTGCCCACCCTCAACATCTAGCATTAGGCGTGGGTAAGGTGCAGTAACAGCAAGGGTAGATTTACCTACCTTGCTTTCGACATAGACCATGAGGGTCAAAGAACGTTGTACGTCAGCCATCATTCACTTCCTTTTTTATCTTCAGTGTTTCCATAGTAATCATAAGGGTTGCCAACCACAAATGAATCTTCGATTGCCGCTTCTGCAGCAGAGCCGTCATCTACAAGTGGACAAATGGCAAAGAATTGACACTTCCACTTACAGTCGCGACTCGGACGAGGATACGCAACCAACTGGTGGTCTGTGCCCTCGTCTAATGCTCTACGGACTGCGAGCATATCACCTATGCTACCAGTTAAGCGTTTCCAAAACGCACGTAGTGCAAAAATATTATGACGAACTTCCATCTGCTCGTAAAAAGGAGGTCGTGCATTGGCAGTACGCTTTACCTTTTTGATAAGAGTAAAGATACCTCCGTCTGAACGCTCGCCCTCTTTGTTCTGAGCAGCCTCTAGTGTCATGTAGGTAAGAATCTGTTCGTTCATGTGTGCGGTTGAACCGAACTCAGTGAATGAGCCACCAACAGTCTTGAAGTCACGGAACATGCGGGCACCATCAGACTTGCGACGAACTCGCATATCGATTTTACCTTGTAGTTCCACTGCACCATCAAACATCGGCATAGAGATAATCTCTTCAGTAGAAATCATTTCTAGTTCAGCATCGATACCCTCGTCTTCTACCCACTGTAGGTAGCCCTCAAGCATGATGCGTCCTAGCTCTGCTTCAGACTCTAGGTCAGAAGTATCACGATACTCGTTCATTAGAGTCTTGCGGTCAGCCTCTACCAATGCAGCATGTGCATCTAGTAGACCTACTTCACCGTTAGATGAATAGTACTGGTCTAGTGCCTCGTGGATGCGAGAACCTAGTGCCAGTGGACCAACGAAGTCTTGTTGCTTTGGCTTTAGACGTCTATAGTACGCCAACCACCACTTGCGACGGCAGTCTTTGAACGTCTGAATCTCTGAGTTAGAAACTCTTAGAGGACCTTTTCCTCCGGTGTAATCGTATGTCATGTGTTTACCTTACTTGGTCTTCTCTTCTTTTAGCAATTCGAGAAGTTTGCTCTTGTCTCGAACGATTTGTTCGAAGTTATCTGCTTTTGTATCTAGTGCTTGTAGTACTCGTTCTTCTATGGTGCCTTCAGTTACATAGTCAGTGATAATCACAGAGTCGTGAATCTCAGAGCCAATGCGGTGAACACGGTCCATAGCCTGTTTGTGGTCAACAAGAGACCACGGTCTTTGTAGCATAACAAGTCTGCGAGCCGCTGTCAAGGTGACACCAACTCCACCTGCTTGTGCGGTGAATAGAATCCATTTTATGCGTCCAGACTGGAAGTCGTCAATAGCTTTCTGACGTTCATCTTCGTCCTGAGCACCAGTGATTAGACCATGCTCGATTCCTTCTTTAGTCATGCGTGCACTTAGTAGTTCAATCAACTGCCTAGACACTGCACAGACTGCAACTGAATCGTCTCCGAAGTCGCCTTCTTTAATATCATCCATCAGAGCATCTACCTTACAGGAAGGGTCTGACAAAAGAATCTTTTCTGCTCCATCTTCACCAATTGTTACTTCGGCATAAGAACTTGCTAGCTGTAGCAAACGAATAGTTTGAGTAAGAGGGTTCGGTGCGACAACTGCGTCGCCAAGCCCTGGCTCTTCTTTTTCAAGAACTGCAATCATGTTGTCTCGCATCTGCTTGTAAGCTTTTGCTTGTTTTGCAGACATCTCTACATCACGACGGTCATTGATAATTTCAGGTAGCCAAGGTAGTACACGAGACTTCAGCATTCTACGCATACGAGGGTTGATTGCAGCATAGAACTCTTGCTCCATGTGCGGCTTTACGCCAAGAACCATCATCCCGCCAAAAGCGTTCATCATAGTATTTACCATGCGGTCAATCCACTTGGTTTTGCTAGGCCACTCTGACGGAGAAATCCAGTGCAGGATTGCCCACATGTCTAGAACGTTGTTAGCAATAGGAGTACCAGTAAGGGCAAAACGAATATCTGCGTCGCCACTAGCCGCAAACAATGCTCGGCTCTGCTTGGACTTAGGGTCCTTTGAGCGGTGCATCTCGTCAGCAATAATAGCCTTGAAATCAATCTCGTTTAGTTCACGCTTGTGAGACTCACATCTTGAGTGCGTTACACGCTCGTCGTGTCCGCCACAGTCTGGGCACTTAGCAAGAGCAATAGAGCCATAGGGTGCAAGACGGGAATGAGTGCGTAGAGACTCCCAGTTGATAACGTAAACGTTTGCTGGGTGTTCGAACTGAGCACGTCGCTGAGTGGCAGTTCCCTTGATAACCTGAACATCAACTCCAGGCCACCACTTTTCAAACTCACGTTCCCAGTTTTTCTTTAGGGTGTTTGGGCAGACAACTAGAGCAGGAAAAATATCCTCGCCTCTGTCGTGGAGTGCTTTTAGAGCACGGATAGCCTGAGCGGTCTTACCAAGTCCTGGCTCGTCTGCAAGAAGTGCACGCCTAGCAGTAGCTAGAAACTTCACTCCTGCACGCTGGTGCGGGAATAAATCTTCATCGCCATCGTCTGTGATTTCTAAATCTCTTAGCTCATTGGATGGGCCGATACGAACAGCAGATTCGTTGGTTGCCCATTCTGAAAGTCTTGGACCAATTACTAGGTCTGTTTTAAAAGTAGAGCGTAGGGCTAGGCATCCTGCCCATGAAGTCGGGATACGCCAAACTTGTTCCTTGGCAGACCACGCTGCTCCAGGGATGCTTTTACAGAGTTCTTTCAAACGCCATTCGGCATTGATAATAATGTGTTTACCCGATTCATCGAGTTCTACATTTGTAGGCACTGAGCCATCCTTTCGTCGCTAATACATACTAACACAAAAAACTAAAACTTATTGCGTTTTTTGCTAATATCTTTTTATTTTTTTATTTAAGCAATCCTAGAGGTTTCCACCCTAGTTTTATCAACCTTAGCAAACCATGTCGGATTGCGTCAAGTGCATGTCCTTCGCCACCCTTGTGCCAGTAGCCTAACTTCTTTAGTTTTGCGTTGTCAAACATGGCTTTAGCGTCTGCTGGAGACTGAAAATAGATGTCGTCAGGCTTACGTCCAATGTCCATCATTATCTGTTTTAGGATGCCGATTTGTTCTAAAGAGTAAGGTGCTTGTGAGTTTTTTACAGTCTGAGCGTTGATAGTAAATCTTTCGCAAACTATATCCATCGGCGTGTTGCTTGTGATTGCTAGAGCAAATGCCTCTCTGATTGGCTTAGCGTACTCGTCTTGCTGATACTCGCCTGACCACATCAGCACTGGCTCTTCGCCATCCTGATAATCAAACATTGCGATTCCTGTTGCTTTTCCAGGGTCGATTGAAAGTACGAACTTAGGCATATTTTGCTCCCCAATTCTCTAGTGGGCCATCTACATCGGCAGTTAGTGGAACTGCCCAACCATCTGTTGTTGTCATACACTCACGCACGATTTGCTGAATTTCAGCGGCACTCTCACGTGGAGCATTTAGAACAATTTCATCGTGCACTGGGACGATTAGGTACTCGGTCAAATCTGCTTGGTCTAGTTTTACTAGGTTTGATTTGAACACCTCGGCTGCTCCCCCTTGTACAAGATAGTTGACGAGCGTATACACTCTATCTTCATCGCAAGGTAAGCGACGTCCAGTCCAAGTATTGACGTAGCCCTGACCCTCAGAACGAAGACGACGCATTCCAACGTCTTCTACTTTCTTTTGGAATCCAACCATTCCCGGGAATCTAACATCGAACTCGTTAGAAACAGCACGCATCTGTTCTTCTGGCACACCGGCAGTAAGAGCCTGCTTAGCAACACCTGCACCATAGAGGCGTCCATAGACTACACCCTTGATTAGATTACGACGCTTGTCTGACTTCTGCATTGACGGGTCTTGATAAATCTCACGACCAATCTCGGTGAACGGGTCAGAGCCAGTAGCATCTGCGAGGTTGAATAGGTTGATTAGGTTTGGGTCCTGGGACATAGAGGCAAACATACGGAACTCGACTTGGTCGAGGTCGGAAGTGATGATTACGTGGTCGTCGTCTTTAGGTAAGAACGCACGTCTTACAGTATCGTCGCCCTTAGGCAGTGTCTGCAAGGCTGGGTTCTGAATAGTCATACGTCCAGTTCTAGCACCCATGGTTTTGATGGACGGGTGAACAAAGCCGTTGACGTTGTCGTTGATGAAGTTAGAGAAGTAAGTAGACGCAAGTTTGTCTGCCTTACGCTGCTTTAGTGCAGTCTCAGCTAGCATCTGAACTTCTGGTGAGCCATCACGAACTAGCATCTTTAGTTGGTCTGCTGATGCGGACTTATTGCCTGACGGGGTTGTCTCGATGATAACTGCACCCATTGCCTCCAACTGACGTACTAACTGAGCGTTGCTGGTTATAGACATGCCGTTGTAGTTTTTCTTGGCCCAGTCTTTTACCTGCTCTGTGTAGTCAACAAGTTCTTGGTATTTTTTCTTAGAGTAGTCGAGGTCTAGACGAGCACCATTTAGCTCCATGCGAGTAACGATGCGACGAGTGTTCATCTCAAGTTCGTAGGCTTGGCTGTATGGCTTATCTGGTCCACACTTTTCCCAAAACTGCTCCCAGAGTTTCATAGTTAGAACTGTGTCTAGTGCACCATACGCCCAGTAGGGCTGGAAGTTGATTGGAACAGTCCCCCAAGTCCAACCATTCTTTATCATGCCATCATCTAGCACTGATTGTAGTTGTGCTGCTTTACCGTCGACATACTGAGCAGTTAGACGTTTTAGAGCACCTGAACCGAGCGGGTCGATTAGGTGAGCCATAATCATAGTGTCGTGCATACGATGCCAAGGCATCTTCCAACGAGACTGGATTTCAAACCAACGAGCTTCGAATGCTACGTTGTGGCAGACAAGAGGACCATCGAATTTATCCATGGCCTCGTAAAAAACACCAGACCATTCATTCCAGGGGAGAGACCATCCTGTTTGCCCGTCGCCAACTTGAACTAAGCGTAGTTGACCATGCCAGGGAGATAGAGCATCATCACGCTTACCGCCAGGAAGTTCTCCGGTTTCGGTATCGATAGCAATGGCGTTATGCGGTCGGCGTTCGCTCAACCACGAGATAAATCTTCCAGCCTGCTCTACGCTGTCTACCAATTCTAACTTGACGTCGCCAAGTCCGGTCATATTGTGTCCTTTAGTGTCATTTTGTATATCTTATGTCTTGTTTAGAAATATTGCAAGTCGTTAGGGGATAATCTCTATCTTGTAAATGCTGGCAATCTTTTCATCTGATTTAGATGCTTCTTCTAAAAGTCTCTGAGCAACGTTAGTTAGATACCTAGCTCCGCCGTCGTCATACTTATATAGAGCGTCTAAAACTGCGGTTGGCTCTTCGCTAACCTGAGCCCAGTAGCGATTCTTTTCAGGGAACACTAGTTCGGCTTCTTCAGTTGGGTAGCACTCTTCGCAAGGTATAGACAGGTTTGAAACTGTTTCTATTGCGATTTCCTGTAGCCCGTAGCGTTTTACTAGCGGACATGCGGCTCCGTGATACACTAGAGAAACTCCGACTCTAGAAAGAATGTAAGAACCACTCTCTGTTCTGTAGAGTTTGAATTCAATCCAACGAGTCGAGCCTCTTTTAAAAGATGAAGACTCGCCTAATAGGGAGCCATCGAACTGAAGTGTGCGGGCTCCATCCCTAACTTCAATCATTATTTATCAGTGGCAGGTTTTGCTTTTGCTGATTCCAGCTCGGCAATCTTTGCTTCTAATTCAGCGTTACGCTTACGTTCAAAAGTAACTAAAGCCTCTAGCTCAGTTGTAGCGTTCATCGCTCTGCTTAGCTGGTTGCGAGTTAGTTCTAGTACGTTAGTTACGTACTCTAGTTCAGCTTCTGGGGTTGGTGCGTCTTGGGACATATTGTCTTTCCTAACTTGTCTTGTGGGGTATTACATATCTATTGTATAGCGTTTTTTAGAGTCTTACTGGGATTACCGATAAAAACTCTCGTGGGTCGTAGTCTCCACCAATAACCATGGTAAGTAGTCCTGGCTTCGATTCCATACCTGCTCGGTCTCGGAACCACTCTGAACCTGGGTCAGTTGTCGGGGCTTGTACCCAGAATCTTTGGCTGATATCCATGCACTTGAAGTTGTGGTAGTGCCCAGATACCCAGACGTCTGCATTACCAAGTGCAGTCTGTCCTGCTGCTTGACCAGATAGATACTTTAGCGGGTCTCTTGACTGGTGGCCGTGGAAAAGTCCAAGCATAGTTCCGCAAATATCTACAGTCAAAGTCTGATGTCCAGATGCTGGATAACGGAACTCGATGTGCTGTAGTGCTGGATTCTCTGCACAGGCATCTTGTACTGCTGATGCAATCTCAACGTTCCATCCGTCTGCAGGGTCTGCTGCAACTTGACGAGTTACCTCGTCGTGGTTTCCGTTGATTACAGGAACAATCATATTTTCAGCAAGAGGTGCTAATGCTTTGATTTGTGCCATAAGCAAGCGACGTGCAACACGCACTTGCTCTGTTAGTCCTAGGTCTGAAGATGCTAGACCTTGCAGTCGTCCACCTTGAGAAACGTTTCCTTCAACGTGGTCTCCCGGAAGAGCAAGTGTGATTGTTCCCAAGTCGAGACCTAGCTTTTTGTAGTGCTTATAACGCTCTACTGATGCTTCGGTAAGGTGAAGAATTCTTTCTACAGACTGAGCAGTTCCTTGTCCGTTTGCTTTCTTACCGATTTGCTGGTCGCTAGGGACAACGAGAAATGAGCCGTTTCCAGTGGACTGTTTGATTCCGGTTGCTGGTCGCCACTTGCGAATTTCGTCAGCAAGTTTTTCGGCGTCTAGTTGGTCTGCTAGAGATGTTCCGACAGGGACTAGGTTTACACGAACTGACTCTAGCCATTCGCCGTGATAAGTTTGCCACTTACCTCTACGCATAGAAGTAACTGTCCAGTCGTTTGGATTCAAACCAAACTCAGTCAGTACAGTTTGTGCGTCTGGGATTTCTGAAGATGGTCTCGGCTTAGAGATTACAAATCCACCCTTAGAGTCGTCAACGTCCATTCGGGGACGCCACTCTTCTGGAGTATTTAGAGCTTTGACATCGGAACCAGTTCGACCGGGGTCAACTAGTTTTTTGAGTTTGTCGTCTAGGCTCATTGTTTTATCTTTCTAGCGCAAGAGCAACGTCCAGCACGGTGTCTATCAAATGAGCTTATTGAAACGTCAAAGCCTTCTTCACGAAAAATCTTATTTAGTTCCGAGCTCGATACCCTACCCGGATAATCTATTGGAGTATGAAGAATTGCTTCTAGTTGCGTTTTTTCTTCTTTAGTAATTTTGTCGCTAACCATAATGGAGCCGACCTTGCACAGAATGTTTTCTGCTTGAGTGCTTGCTTCTTTTAGTCGATTAGATAAAGACATACTTTTCCTTTCGTACTGTGTATATGTCTCTGTTAGTCTACTACAACCTTCAAGTGGTTGTCTAGTGTTTGTTAGCTAGCTTTACGGCGTGTCCTTTTTGGTTTTAGCGGTGTAACTTCTTCTGCAGGAGTGTAGGTTGGGTTAGATGCTAAAAGCATTTGTTTGATAAAACGAACTTCTACTGCTGTTTCTTTAGCCATATCTGAGCTAGCGTGTACTTGGTCGGCTAGTGAACTTCCGCCGTTTGGCCAGAGCTGGTGTTCTACTCTGCCTAATCTTTCAGACAAAGTTCGGCCTTGCGCGTCTAATCCGATAGAGTCGTTGATTTTTCGTGCTAGTCTGTATGTTGCAACAATGCCACCAATGATGACTCCGATAGCTGTAATACTTGCTGCAATAGTTAGAATAGGGTCCATGGCCATGAGTTATACTAGTATTCCTGGTAGTAGCGGTTAGTTTCGTTCCTACAATTTTACCCTATTTGGGTCGCCCTGATTCGGCAGGTTGTTAGGTCAACCACTCTCGGTCAGTTAGTGTTTTTACACTTTTTTCAGCAATTAATCCATTTAATGCTTGCAACTGGTCCGTTCTTGTGTATTATGTTGTAAGCAGATACGAGAAGTATATTGACTTATACAATGACACAGAGGTGGTGTATCCATGGCTTCATGGGAATCAGCAAGTAACGGGCGTCTTATAAAAGGTGCCCAGTGGTACGCAAAAAACGGTTGGAAGATTCTTCCAGTTCACGGTATCGACGATGGGGGACGTTGTACTTGCAATAGCCAACATGGCGACTCTAAAGATATTGGTAAGCACCCAGCCATCGGCGAATGGAATATTAACGCCACAAGTGAAGTTCACGATGTAGATGGATGGTGGGGTAAAAACCCTAACTACAACATCGGTGTTTTCTGTCAGCCGTCTGGATTCTTTGTCATTGACATTGACCCACGTTCTGGTGGAACAGATAGTTATGAAGAATTTGAAAGATTAGTTGAGGGTGCACTCCCTCCTACTGTTGAAGCAATCACAGGTGAGTACAGCATCAACGGAAAAGTTGTACGTGGTAGACACCTTTACTACAAAGCAGATTCCGAAGAACAACTTGTTGGAAATCTTCTCAAGGCTGGACTAAAGGGTGTTGACATCAAGCACAACGGATACGTTCTTGTTGCTCCGTCGAGACACTTTTCTGGAACCACTTATGACTGGGCTCCGGGTAAAGCACCTTGGGAAATCGAAATGGCAGAGGCTCCTGAAGAACTTCTAGGTTTTCTTCGTAAGGGTAGACGCAAATCAACTAGCTACACCGAGGGCAACTGGGACTGGATGGACGGTCTTGAATTCTCTGGCGAAAGAGTTGACACTCAAAAGATGCTTGAAGAAGGTATTTCTGAAGGCTCTCGTGCTGTAGACATCTATCGTTTAGCGTGCTCACTTGCAAGTAAGTTTGGAACTACTCCAGAGGCTCGCATGATGATTGAGACAATGATGATTCGTTTCAACCACGAAAAAGTTCGCCCCCCTATGGAACTTGAGGGTCCTAACTCTCTACTTATGCACACAAGACGTGCAATGGATTTTATTGCTGACAACCCAAAGACGGACCGCATCTGGCCTGGACTAAAAGACTGGGAGCAAGGTAAGAAGTGGGCTGAACAATCGCAGGCAGAGAGCAATGCTTTAATTGCTAGTAACCAAAGTTCTACTGCTGCACCTGTTGCTAATGCTGTTGGTATGGCTGTTACTCGCATGGTGTCGGATGGCATGTCTGCTAGCGATGCGTCTAGTGGTGGCAACATTGATATTCCTGGCGACCCTGACGCAATTGATGCTGAAGATGGCGGTACTCCAGGATTTCGTACTCTAACTGATGTCGGTAATGGTCGTCGTCTAATTGATACTTATGGCTCTGCTGTTCGTTACACTCCTGGACTTGGATGGTTCCACTGGACTGGTCAGTACTGGAAACCAGATATTGAAGAACTAGAGATTAGCGAACTTGCAAAACGTATTTCTCCGATTATTGCTAGCGAAGTTTCCAACTATGGAGATGGAGACCAGCAGAAAAAGCAGGACATAGTTAAGTGGGCACAGCAGGCTAAATCTAATAGCCGTCTAG